AGGAAGATCTCAGTCAGCGCAAGGCGACCGCTTGCCGTTGTCGCAAGTGCGCGGGTCTCGTCATGCCCGAACAGGAAGGAGATGATCTTCTTGCCTTCTGCCGCTCGACTTAGCGTTCGTCGGAACGCCCCAGGGGCGATCACTTCAGTGAACGGAAGCCCAGCCGACGGTGCGCCAAAGAGCGCAGCGTAGCCTGTGAATGTCTTTTGACCGTCCTCGGTATCGGATACCGTGAACTCCCCCATTGGCAAAGCACGCGTTTCCAATTCCTTCACATCAAACCTCTCTTCATCTGTTGCGAGTGGCGCGAGCACACCGTCCGCCCACTCTAACACTCGATCTGTTCCGTTCTCTGCTGTCGGGTCCACGCCCCAGAGGTAAGCAGCAACGGCTCCTGGTCCTGGAAAGTCCTCATTCTGCGCATCGTTATTTCTAGGCACGCCTTCCCAGTCTTGTCGGTGACGCAGAATCCAAGCGCGCATTCTGGTGACCTTGTCGTCTTGCACCTTGCCTGCCCTCAACTGCCTTGCCTCCTCAATCGTTTGATCGGTCAAGCCTTCCCCCGCGTAGCCGTTGCGCTGGTAAGTCAATCCTTTCTCGGCAGCGACCTGGATGTATTCAGGAACATCAATGAGGACGCGGGCCTCGTCCTCGTCCTCATCGTCGTCGTCTTCGCCGCCATCGTCAGGCTCCCAGGCATTACAATAGTAGGCGCCGCTGACATAGTCATCCCACTTCTCGCAGAACGCTTTGTCGCCTTCTACCTTTGCCTCGTTGTAGAACAGGCAATTTCCACAGGCTCGACCTTCTGGTACATCTTCAGACAATGCAGGACGATAATTGTCGGGCAGTGCTCGTTCGCCGCCAGGCTCAATTCCTTCGGCTAGTGATACGGCGACCATCTGCTCAACAGCGGCCTCCTTTGTCGTGTGGCAACCAACAATTTCTCCGTCCTCTTTGACGGTAGCCCAGCCCGCGCAGCCCTCGGCTGTATCCGTGATGAAGTACGGCATCAGGCTTGCGGCTCCGATTCGCCCACGACGCCAATGTTCAGCGGCTTCCAGTAATCGTCGCCACCTTCAATTGGAGATCGATCTTCAAGTGCGCGCACCTCGTTGATGCTCAGGAAGCCGTTATTGAGGCCAGTGGCATAGGCGTTGTAGCGCTCCTGTGTGGTAGCGCGGAGCAGTCCGTCAAGGGTGAACTTTAGGAAGGTCTGCTGGCTGCCTGGCACGATGCGCTGGAAGGATGACTCAAGGCGGGCGATCATTGAGCCTAGCCCTAGGCGCAGCCACTCGATGCCGATCAACTCAACTGAGGCATAAGATGTGTTCCCGCCTGGGTACTGGAGCATGTGCAGCGGCACGCCGTAGATGCGAGCGATAGCCTCTACGCCGTAATGCATCGTCTCCACAAGTTGGAGGTCGCTAATCTTGGCACCAAGTTGCGTGTAGTCGGCTCCCCCAGTTAGGACGGCCACGCGCCACGCCTTCTCCACGCCACCGTGTCGGCGTCCAAATCCGTTGCGAAGTGCCTCTGCTTGATCCTGAGTCAACTCGCCTGGGACCTTGATCAGCCCACCGACGCTTGCGTTGTTCTCGTAGAACTTCGCGCTAAAGATTTGCGTTGCGCTTGCTAGGCCGAGGGTCACCTTGTGGTGCTCAACTGGCGAAAGGCCTCGATGGTTTTCAGCGGTGGCGAATAGCGGGATGTGGATGATGTCTTTAGTCGTGAGAATCGCCACGCCTTCAACGGTCTCAATGTGGTAGATCGGCTCGCCGTTTTCTCCTGAACGGATCTCTACCTTCTGCGGGTCTAGAACGCGAGTCTCAACAACATCGTCGGATGAGTCCCTGAGGCAAAGCACGAACGCGTTGCCATCTAGCAGCAACGAGGTCACCACTCGATGCTTGAACTCAAACGATGTGAAGTTAGGATTGTTAGGAATCGGCGTGTCCATCCAGCGCGGTCGCGGACGGTATGGTCGGCGCGTTCCGTCAATGCGGATGTAGGTGTCCCAGGGCATCCCCGCGACTGTGTTTGCATAGAGGGACACGGCTGCGTATAGGGCGCCAATACTCGTGGCGTTCTCTTGCGTTACGAGAACGCCAGCGGAGGCGCTTGATGCCTCCTGGGCTAACCACTGGCCGCCAATAAACCGTTCCTCTCGTGGCTGTTGCCGTCCTAGGACGCGATCAAGGATTCCCATCGTTCTCCTTACAACTCAATCCACTGGACTGCTGGCTTTGGCGCAGGCGCGGGCGCGCTGCCCAGTGTACCTGCTCGGCTGTGAGCCATGATAGCCGCGACCAACAAGTCGATGCGCTTGAGCGAATTCTTGCTCTCCTTCTTAACCATCAGGCCGTTCCTGCTGTAGTAAGGCGTGGCGTTGGCAGCGTGCCGAGCCAGGCGAGGATCACCGTCGTGCTTGAGTTGCATATTAACAACAGCATCATAGAACGAAGCCGTCGCTGGAACCATACGGCTAGGTGTTTGTGGAAACTCCACAATCGGTAGACCGACCTGCGCCCAGGCTTCCATTGAACGCTGCCAGCGGAATGGGTCGCAGACGATCTCTACAATCTTGTGCTTGCTGAATAGCGCGAGCATCTTTGCCTCAACCTCCTCGATTGGTACTCGCCACGCCAGGTCGCCGTCAATCGGGCGCTCCCAGTGCCCTAAGACAAACAGGCCCTTGTCTGCCACGCGGCAGGCGACGATGGCTGTCGAGTCGTTAGAGAAGGAACCGTCAAAGCCCAGCACGATCTCGTCCTCATCGTTTAGGGCAATCTGATCATCCTTGCAGGCGTCCCAGGTGCCGCCTGGAAGGTAGGGGTCGGAAGAGTAGACCCATCGACATAGGCGCTTCGTTTCGTACTCGTGACGAGGGATGGATCGTGCGGCGGCGGCAAAGTCCTCAGGGTCTAAGAAGTCCCCATAGGCTGGGTTCGCGGCCTTTGCAGCCTCTGGCGAGTCCCACGCAAGATTCTCCTCAGCCGAGAAGCACTTGAAATAAAACGCCTCATCCTCAAGTTCACCACTCTCTAATCGCTTGCCGTATTGCCAGAGTTTGTAGCAGAGGGAGTCCTGGCCGCGATTGTCGGTCTTGGTTCCAGCCGTAGAAATTCCAAGCACTAGCGGGTTCTTGCGCGCCCCGCTGCCTAGGTTGACGGTTGCCCAGAGCCTATCGTCTGGCTGGACATGGATTTCGTCAAAGAGTACGGTGCTGAAGTTGTAGCCCTCAGCGCGGGACGCTTCAGATGAAAGAACGCGGAGGACAGAACCTGTCTCCGAGTATTCAATAACATCCCGCAGGACATGAAGTTTGCGAGATAGCACAGGGTCTAACTCAACCATCCTGGCGCACTCACGAAAGATGATCCTTGCCTGGGCGCGGTCGCCAGCCACGATAGCGACTTCGGCCCCTATCTCGTTGAAGAGCGAGTAAAGCGCGATCCCAGCCGCCAGCATCGACTTGCCGTTCTTCCTAGGCATCAGGAGTAGCCCGCGCCTATAACGGCGCTTCCCATCCTTGCGGTGTGTGAATAGATCGTGCAAAATCTGCCGCTGCCAAGGGCGGAGTTTGATCAGTTGCCCAGCCTCGTCTCCTTTAGAAAGACGGCAAAAGGACTCAATGAAAGAAGCAACAACCTCGCCCTCAGGCGCGGCGGGCGGCTCGGATGATTGCGTCGAGTTTCGCCGTTGCCGAGTTGGCTTGGCCATCGATGTCCCCCTTCAGTCCTACTCTAGCCGCTGGCGTCAGTCCGAGTTCTCGCGCATACTTTTTGACCGCGTCAGCGTTATCGCGCACGACCTGGTGCAGCGGGTTCTTAACATACGAACCGTCCCTGCCCTTCATCAGCGGGCCAGTCTTGTTAAGCATCTCCTCTGCCTGAAGGTATCGTGCAAACGCCTCTGCGTAAAGCCTCAGCACATCCCTATCGGCAGAGGTCAATACACCTGTTGACCCTAGGGCGTCAACCACGCGCTCCCAAATAACCCGCGCCTCCTGGCGCATGTCAGGCGGTGGCGTGAGCGCCCCGCCTGCTGGAATCGGTTCCGCGTAATTAATTACGCTAGGGCGAGTCTCTCCTCCAAGTATCTTGAGCCTAGTCGGCTTAGGTGCTGGCCCCCTGGTGCCCATCGCTACCTCGATGAGGCAAGGAAGAGGCGTGCGTACTCCTTAGCCTTCGTGATGTTGTGATCCTGCCAGTTGCCGCATTGCTGCTCGTTGGCGGCAGGCACTTGATTCTCCTCTAGGATTCGCAGCAGCGCCTTACGAAGATCGTCCAGGACGCCCATCGTATCTGCGTCACCGACCTCGCTGAGATAGAACCCAGTTCGGCATCCCATTGGCGAGATGTCAATGACGCTCGGTCGCTGATCGCGGATTGCTACGGCAAGCATGTGCTCCAGCGAGTGCAGGCCGTCGGTATCCATCACGCCCTCGTTCGGGGTGATGAAACGCAGGTCGTACTTGGAGATGTTGCACCCCCCCAGGCCGCTGCCCGCTAGGCGGACAAACGGCGCTGTGAGGGTGCGGTGATCAAAGTCAAAAGACTCGACCGCTTGGTTCATCGTGGTGCACTTACGCGATTGTGTTCGGCCAAGTGCTTATCCAGCGAACCTTCGCCGCGTTCGCCTATTCTCGCCAGCCCGCATTCTGCGGATACAGAGAAGTCTAGGTCTGGCGCGCCAGTCTTAGCGGCCAAGATCAGTGCATTTGTACGTGCGGCATCACCTTCGTAATCGATTACGCCCAGCGATACTTCGGCGCCGTCATGCTTTAGGTTTCTCAACGCCGCATAGTAATCCGAATGCAAACCGCTGTCTCGATCTGCTGGGAAATGCAGGAAGTCAGCAGGTGAAATGTGCTGCACTGCATTTGCCAATTCAACAGTCAAGTCAAGGTTTTCTGGCTGCTTGAAATGGCGGTGGCCATAATCTCCGAAGCAGTAATGCACACCGCGATCAACTGCTTCTGGGATTGCCAGCAAAACATCGCCAATTTCATCAGCAATGTCCTCAACAGATGTATAGCCTTCATCCGCTGGGAAGGCACCAACGAGCACTCCAATCTCTGCGGCAATGTCAACCTGAATTGAGAGTTGATCGTTCGGAATAGCCGCGCAGATTGTTGCGATTTCATCCAGCAGCGCTGGCTTGTAAGCATTCATCCAGTCTTGATTGGCGCCATACTCGCCCCAACAAATGGCTACAGCATATGGAGATGGAAGGCTGACCTGGAACAGAGTGCCATCCTCAATGACGCCTTCGGCTTGGAGTCGCTGAAAAATCTCCCAGGATGCAATTGCCGCCTCGCTATATCCGAGCGCCTTGCCTGGAATCTCGGTGCCTGGATCAATGTGAAGGCTTGGCAGTTCGCCGTAATCGGTCACCTTCTTGGTGCCATGAGTGACACCTGAAACAGCCAGCAGGCGTGGGATCTGAAATCCGATCCAATAATTACGTTCGCCTGTTTCGCCGTCAGGCAATCGCTTGAGTTTGCCACGCAAAGCCGTCGCGGCCTTCCTAAAGACCTCCTCGGCGCTATCGCCCTTAATGCTTCCCACCAGGTGCGCTCCAATAACCTTTCCCATTGCTACTCCTTTACAAACGAGACGGCTGCGCCGCTCGACTCTAGGACTGGTTTAATTCCAGTCATCTTCTCAAACCTAGCGCAGATAACATCCGCGTACTTCGGCTCAAGTTCTACTCCGTAGCCTATCCGCTTAGTCTGCTCAGCCGCCAGGATGGTCGTCCCAGAGCCGCAGAACGGATCAACCACGATCCCATCGATAGGCGCGCTGTTCTGGATGAACCGCGCAACCAATCCAATCGGCTTCATTGTGGGGTGCTCTTTATTTGACTTAGGGCGGTCGTGATGGATTGCGGATACCTCGTTGTTAGGACCGTACCAGCCAGCGCCGCCGCGTCCCCTGCGACCTCCTCCTGGAAGGTAGCCGAATAGAATCGCCTCGTGCTGCTGGTGGTAATCGCTATGGCCCATCACCATTGAGTCCTTGACCCAGATGAGGCGTTGATGCCAGCGCCAGCCCTGGGCCAAAAAGG